TCCTATAGGGGAAAGATTGTTGACAAAAGATTGTATATTTTGTTTTCTATTACTTGTTAATATATTTCCCGTATACGTACTCATAGAAACGAAAACCGTTCCAAATTCAACAACGTTGTTAGAAGTTTCAAGAGAAAAAACATTAACGTGTTCTACTTCGGGGAAATTTTGAAGTATTGTTGACTTGTAATCCGAAGCCGTAACACATCTTCCTTGAGTTTGAAAATATCTAGGAGCGTTGAATCTAATCGATTCAATAGTTTCTGCGTTTGCTCCGCCAACGGAAGGACTTACAGTTGTTATAACGCTAGGCACACCGACGCCACCATTAATCGCACCTAAATCTTGATCGATCATAAAAGATGTTATTCCGTTTCCATCCGAACCAAAAGTTGTTCTATATTTTGCGTAAATTATATCGCCGTTCAATGGATTGTAACCAAACACATTATCACCGAATAATATCTGATATTGTTGGTTTGCCGTCGCTTGCAAGAAATAAACATTGGAAGTATTACTTAAACCAAAAAGATTTTCCGCGTAAGTATATACAGCGTTGGTTCCGTTTTCGTTAACAGTAACAGTAAGGCTTGTCGTATCAATAGAAGGGTTTGATAAAGTGAATATTTGTGAAGGATTAGAATAATCAACAACGAAAGTATCTTGTACATAAGAACCTTCATAAATTTGTAAATTAGAAATCGTATATACTGTATTTGTTGAAAGATAAGATGTTTCTTCATTCGTTACGTAAGTAAATCCACCATTCGCGTTTAAACCACTAAAAATTGTCCCTTTTGGTATAACTAAAGGATTTGTAATTGTGTTGTTATTACTATTGTCGGCAGTGTTTAGGGTAAAACTTATTGTAGCAACTGGGGAACGATTTGATCTGGGTAGATAATTCAATTCTTTGGCGTGAGAAATAACCGAATCTAATTTTTGAGCCGAATCTAGAAACATTTCAGAAGCGACCATATTAAGATAAAATGCATTAAGGAACGTATTGTAAGACATTACGTCCAACAATACGTTCATATTAGATCCTGTGAAATTATAATCCTTAAAGGTAGTTTGACTTTTTAGGAACGTAATTAAATTGTTTTTTAAAGTATCAAAATCTAATGATGTAAGAGTTAGATTGCTATTTGCTGCCATTTATCGCACTCTTTGAAGCATGAAGTTTATTGTTATTGGTTCAGGATTATTTATAAGAGCGTAAGTGATAGTTACTTGTAAACTATAATCGTCTGTCGAAGAGACGTTGACAGAAATCAAATTGCATCTAGGTTCATTATATTTTAAAGTGTTCGCTATATTAAATTCTATTGAAGCGTTAGTAAGATTGTCATTAAACTCAAAAAGAGAATTGTAAATGTTTGAACCAACCGTTGGTTGAAACAATCTTTCTCCAAGAGAAGTCATTATCAAATTTTTGATTGATTGGGTCACAGAACGTTCGTTGACTACTTTACCAAGTTCACCACCAACAGGCGAAACGGCAAAACTATCAAGAAAATCTGAGAAATATTCTTGTTTTTTGATCGTGGATGTAAGAGTATCTGCTCTTGTAACTGCCATTTATTTTCCTTAAGAGAAAGTTGTAGGAGGAGCGTGGACTCCTCCTCCCTGAATATCCGTTTCAGAACCAAGCGTAACAATTGGCCCTGATGATTGAATATTAATTCCACTCCCAGTAATAATTATAGCGGAATCTCCAACCTTTAACATAATTTGATTTTGGTCTAGTAATATAGAAGAATCACCAACCTGTAAAATAATTTTATTTGCTGCTGTTATATTAACACTTCCAGTACCGCCATCCGCAGTTATATTTACTTGATCGCGACTTAATAATGATAAATTTTGAGCAATATCAAATCTTGTTTTTCCGCTTTCGACTTTAATATCGTAATTACCAGATTGAACGTAATGTCCGTGATCGCCTTTAACGGTATGATATTTATTCCCCACAACTGCATGAACTTCATCGCCTTTGATATTCGTATGAATATGTCCATCGTGCTGTTTAACGTGATCTCCACTTGTCGTTTCAAACGTAGACCCACCAGTATTATTATTAAAACTACCATCGCCGCCTGTACCGTTTTGTTCAACGCCTCCAGAACCTTTATAAGAATCGCCACCGGCTTTTAATGCATGATCATTTTTTGTATTGTTGTTTGTGTTACCTTCTGAGTTATTATCTTGGTGCCCATCCTGATGGTTTGATTGACCTTTACCGTAGTTGTAACCTACAGCGTTTTCTAAAGAATGAACAATTTTTTTTGCGCCGTTTTCGATAACTTTATATGCACCGGTAAAACCAATTTCGGCCGAAAAATTAGAAGCCGCGTCGCCAAATTGAGACCAAAAAGAAGTATGACCGTTAGGTTTAGTTTCTCCTGAAATCATAGGATAATCATGAGTTGCTCTACCCGCCAAAGGATTTGGTTGAGGCGGCAACTTTACGTTAATATTAGAAGGCGGCGTTAAAGAACTTTGAGGTAGAGAGGGATCAATAGACATTTTTTATCTCAATTTAAAATAATTTCTGAAAGAAGGATTTGAATTTGATTAATTTCACTTTGTGATATATTTGCCTTTTCCAAAACACTTGTAACCGAAGCAATTGTAGCAATAGAATATTGAGACAAATTTACATTGTTTTGTGATATGCTGTTGATATTAGAAACAGAACTTTGAGAAATACCAGCATTTAATAAATTCGAAATAGAACTTGGAGATAATCCGCCGTTCGGCAATATACTCAATACGTTATTCAAAGCCCCTGTTGCTTGTGCCAATGTACTTGCAACACCGCCCAAAGACCCCAATGAAGAAAGCGCATTACCTAAATCACCGCCCAAAGAACCTAATGAAGACAATGCACCCAATGCATTTGGCAAAGAAAAAGCAGGTTTTGATATATTTTTCATCTGTTGTAAATAAGCGATATTTTTAGTAAATTTATTAAGAGTTTCAGTCATCGAGCCTACATTTAAAACTGAAGAAGGCAAATGAGAACTTTGAGCTAGGTTGATCATTGAACCAATAATACCAAGAAGTTGCATTGCCATGGCCATAATATTACTGCTACTGTTGTTACCTAGGATAGCATTTGTTCCATTATTTGTAGTGGTTGTACTAACTTCATCCAAAATTTTGTTAAAATCTTGAACTGTTATAACTCCGTTTTCGAAATATGGAGAAAGTAAATTTGCCAACTGTGTTTGCGCAGCATCGTAAACAGCTTGTTGTGGTGTCGAATAATTAGGTTGTGTTGCGCCTCTTACAGTATAAATGTAATCGCCTTTTGGTCCAAGCCATTGAACAAATCCTGGCCATGGATCAGAATCAGGCGAGTAATATTGTTGAACATAAAAATCCGGAGCAAATCCATATATTGGTTGGGGAACCGGAGTATTAACAGACTGATATATTACTGTCGGAGTAGTTGGATAAGGTATATCTGTTGTTCCGTATTTTGCCGCGTTTGATACCAATGACACTATCGCTTCTATCATAATAGTGTCATAATCTTGTTCTAATTGATAAAAAGCATCACCAGAAAAAGTTTTTGTTAATATTTGAATTACGTTCAAAAACCCATATTTGTTCGCAATAATTGCAAGAGCACCAGTTAATGCTGTTGTTACTGTTTTAACAACACCAGTTCCTCCACCGCCAGCAGCGCCACTTCCGCTACCGCTGTTGGCCATGGCCATGATGCCCTTTACTATATTAAGTAAGCTCATCATATTTTTTAAAACTTCGCCGGAAGTTCCAACCTGTGCTATAGCATCTGGTAATTTTAGGCTTGGATCCAAAGCGGCGATAGTTGCTTTGTCAGCATTTGGCGCATTTTGTTTTCTAGAATAATCAAACCCATCTTGACCTTTATCATCTTCTTTATAAGGCGCTTCATTATATTTTGCTCCTGTTGGATCTATTTGAGAATCACCAACAGCTGCGTTGTTTGGCGTTTTACCTTGAGTTTCTTTTGGTCTACCAGGAGAAGGGACATCGTTTCCTGTTTTATCTAAACCTTCTTGCCCCCCAGAATTATCATCACCATTTAATTTTGCCGCTCTGGCAAAAGTGCCTAGGATAATAGGGTGTTGTCTAGCATCATCGATGAATAAACCAAAAACTCTCGAACCAACAACCATACCAACTGGAATTATACCAACTTTACCGGTTGCAGCTGATGTTATCGGTTGTAAAGGAGTAGCCCAAGGTAAATCGTCGTCTTTGATATCTTGTTCGTTATCGTGATTACCATAAACACGAATTTGTACTCTGCCGGCTTTCCAAGGATCTTTGATATTTCTAACTTCGGCGATAAAAACATTATTATTATTAATCATTGACTATAGCCTCCCTTGATCGCTTCAATAACCATCGTATATCTTGGTCTAGTTCCTGCTGGTTTAATTCTATGTCTTAATTTTGTAATCAAAACTTTATCATTCATTTGTGTTTCGCCGGAGTCATGATCCGCGTCGGCTTTCTTGGGTATATTCATTGTAACAATATTACCAACAGCAATATTTGGGTTGCCATTGATCTCAAACTTAGCGGAATTTTGGGCTATTTCTTTAAGGTAATCGGCTCTTTTAACTTTCGCTTTATCAATATCAGTTCTTGTTTTATCATTAAATTGATCGTTATGATAATGTCTCAATGGAAGATTTTTCGCTGAGTTCGCGTCAGATTGATAAGAAGCTGTTGCTGAAGAAGCCGCTGTTGGAAGAACTATATTAGTAGAAGGATTCTGTTCAACTTTAGATTTTCCTGTGCCTACATCATAAACACTTTTAGAAGAACCAGCGTTATAAGTTACTGGCGTATAAAAAGAATCAGGAACATGTAACCAAAGCATATTATTCATACCGTCTGATTCTGTTGTTGTTCTTCCGCCGATAGTGTTGTCTTGTTTCAAATCAAATACGGAACCTTGGGACATCAAGTGTTCAAAGGTGCAAAACGTTCTATTTTCTTGACTACCATTTCTTCCGGCGAATAAAGTATAAAGGGAAGATTGATTTTGTTGAGATACGTGTCTGCCATGTATATTTTTTAAGAAATCGTAAACTTTTTCATGATTTGCTATTAATCTCTGATTACCCTTACAAGGATCCGGAACATTTATTTGAGCATCAGTAATTGTTTTTAAAGCGTCTTGAACCGTTTGATGTGTTGGTTGATTGAAGCTTTTGGCCAAATGATTGGATTGATTCTTCAAAGCGTCTTTTGAAATCATTCTCAGTTTGTACGTTTTGTGTTTCATCGAGCCTGATTTTTCAAACGTCTTATCGTCTAAATTTTTGTTTGCAAGAAGAGCAAATTTAAAAGTACAAGAACCTGCGCCCGGAACACTGAAACTCAAATTAACTTCTTGACTACCGTCAAGCTTATTTGTTCCTAAAGCATCATTATAATCCAATACTTCAACTTCGGCGATAAACACCGGATTAAGAATATCTTCGTAAATATCCAACGTATTAAAAGTGGCCTGAGAAGGATCTGTCAAATCCAATCCGCCAATAGTAAAAGTGTCGATCGATATATCACCAGGTACAGCTGTCATTATTTCAATAGAGCCTTTAATCCATTTGCCACGTTTGCCGAATAAGCCGAGTCAAGAACTTTGATAGTATTATTATATTCATTTTTTGCGTTTTCGTAATCATAACAATAAACTGGAGACCAATAAGTTACTTCTTCAGGTAATAAATTATCAACTATCAAACTAGAATTAGAAAATATTGTATTTACCGAGCTTTCTTGTCCGTAAATATATCCTCCTAAATTTGTATTAGAAACTGTTGAACCGGAAACATGTTGTAAAT